AGCAGCCTTTAAGATTATAGAGGTTTTGAAGTCAGATAAGCCTGTACCTCAAGCCAACTATAAGCTACAAGCTGCACAGACCATATTAGATCGTGTAGGAGTTTCAAAGACTGACAGGATAGATGTTAATCATAATACCAGTGGAGGTATATTTATTCTCCCTGAGAAAAAGGCGATTGACATTACGGAAGGAGACTATGAAGATATTTCTGACTGAGATCGAAGCCTACGGTACAACCTTTGCAGGTCCTAACATCGTAGCTTCATCCTATGAAAAAGCAGAGATAGCTGCAGCCCAAAACCATTTGGTGGTTGTAGGAGAGTTGGACAGCATCTATGTAGATGATGAGTTAGAAAAAGAATACTTAAACACAATTCCTAAAGAAGAAGATAGGACAATGCACTAATGTTATTAGAAAGATTACAACTTAGAAAGGGCGGTAAGGCTAAAAAGAAAAAGTCTAAGTCAACTGTCAATAAAGCAGGTAACTATACCAAGCCCGGATTACGTAAAAGAATATTTCAACGTATTAAAGCTGCTGCTTCACACGGTACTGCAGCCGGTAAATGGTCTGCACGTAAAGCACAAGCACTAGCCAAAGCTTACAAGAAAGCCGGTGGAGGATATAAGTAATGTCACTATTAAAGAAAGCTCAAAAGTCATTAGTCGAATGGGGTAAACAGAAGTGGGGTACTAAGTCTGGAGAACCTTCTAGTAAGACAGGTGAAAGATATTTACCTGAAAAAGCCAGAGAAGCATTAAGCGATTCAGAGTATGCAGCTACGACTGCTAAGAAAAGAAAAGATAAAGCTGCCGGTAAACAACATTCTAAACAACCTAAAAAGATTGCAGAGAAGACAGCAAAGTTTCGAATGGCTAAAGGCGGTAAAGCTAAAAAAAAAGATAGTCGACTAACACGAGCAGGAGTAAGTGGTTACAATCAACCTAAGCGTACTCCCAATCATCCTACGAAGTCTCATATTGTTGTGGCTAAAGTTGGTGATAAGATTAAGACGATTAGGTTTGGTGAACAAGGAGCTAAGACTGCAGGTAAACCTAAAGCAGGTGAGTCAGCTAAGATGAAAGCTAAACGTAAATCATTTAAGGCTCGTCACGCTAAGAACATAGCTAAAGGTAAACTATCTGCAGCTTACTGGGCTAACAAGGTAAAGTGGTAATGGGTAAACAAATAGGAACAGACGAAAAGCCAGTTTCATTTAGAAACCACGTCTATAAAAAATCAGATAGTAAAGGAGCTAACCCTAGACCCGGATTCTATACACAAGATTATAGAGATAACTGGGATAGAATTTTTGGTAAAAAAAAGGAGCAGAACAATGAAAGATAAAATTGAAAAGAAAATTAATAGTATTATTGAAACCAATGACCTAACAGACATGCAGGTCTGGGGTGTGTGGTGTGGTATAGGTTTTATATCAGCATTTATTATTATGTGGATTATCTAAGATGTTATTACCTGACGGATATTTAAAAAGAAAAACTTCTACGATACCGTTTGGTTATGAATTAGATGATACTACAGGGTACTTAAAACCCATTGAAGATCAGCTAGAAGCTTTACAAGTTGTAGAAAATATGATAGTGAATGAAGAAATATCACTACAAGCTGGAGTTGATTGGTTAGAATACAAAACAGATAGAAAGATTTCTACTCCCGGTTTAAAGAAACACATCGATAAAAAATATGGTAAACGACACGAAAGACTGGGAAAGGAATCCTCATCTATACTTACAGGATGATGATGGTAATTTCATCTTAAAGAAAGATGGAACTCCTAAAAAGAAAGCAGGTAGACCCAAGACCTCAACAGAAAAAGCTATCAAAGCTGCGAGGGCAACTGTGGGTCGTAAGCAGCGTAATATTAAAAAGCTTGAACAAAAGCTCAATAACGCTAGACAATCTTTTAAAAAACAAAAAGAAACAATACAAAAACTTGACAAGACTGTAGAAGGTCCTGTCACAACAGACGAACTTGATACGCTTCCTAAAGCTGTCAAGGAAAACCTAGACAACCACAAAGTTTTATTTCACGCTAACGAAGGACCTCAGACAGATTTCCTTGCTGCCGGTGAAAAAGATGTACTTTACGGTGGAGCTGCCGGTGGTGGTAAATCATTTGCCATGATCGTAGACCCCTTAAGGTATTGCCACAAGAAAGCACACAGAGCTTTAATCCTCAGACGTTCTATGCCAGAACTTCGTGAGATGATTGACAAGTCTCGTGAACTATATCCACAAGCATTTCCCGGTGCTAAGTTCAGAGAAGTTGAAAAGCTTTGGAATTTTCCCAGTGGTGCGAAAGTGGAGTTTGGTTTCCTTGAACGAGATGCAGACGTGTACAGGTATCAAGGTCAAGCCTACTCTTGGATAGGGTTTGATGAAATTACTCACTTACCTACAGAGTTTAGCTGGAACTATCTAGCTTCTCGTCTTCGTACCACTGACCCCGAAATAGAAACTTACCTTCGCTGTACTGCTAACCCCGGTGGTGTTGGTTCGCATTGGGTTAAGAAAAGATACATAGAACCCTCAGAATCTAATACCAGCTTTCAAGGAGCAGATGGTCTTACACGTAAGTTTATTCCGGCTAAGTTAGCGGATAACCCCTACCTTGCAGAAGATGGTGTGTATGAACAGATGCTTAAATCTCTACCACCGATTCAACGCAGACAGTTGCTTGAAGGTAATTGGGATGTAGCAGAAGGAGCAGCTTTTGTGGAGTTTGACCCATTACATCACGTCATTACTCCATTTGAACTACCTTTACACTGGGAAAGAATCAAAGCAGTTGACTATGGATACGCTGCAGAATCCTGTTGTTTATGGGGAATAATGGACCAAAATGACGGAACTTTGATAATTTATCGAGAATTATACAAAAAAGGCTTGACAGGAGAAGAATTAGGTGCTATAATAACAAGTATGGAGCTAGAAGACCCTTACTCGGTCTCTGGTGTTTTGGATACAGCAGCTTGGGCAAGAACAGGTACTACAGGACCGACAGTTGGCGAAGCACTTGTAAGAGCAGGACATAAGCTTAGACCTGCTGATAAAAATAGAATACAAGGTAAAATCCAAATACATGAGTTTCTAAAGGTGCAGGAAAATGGCAGACCTAAGTTACAGATATTTAATACGTGTCCTAACTTAATAAGAGAAATACAAAGTATACCTCTGTCAAAGAATAATCCAGAAGACGTAGACACTCATGCTTCTGACCACGCATATGATGCATTACGTTATATGATAATGAGTAGACCACGAATGGTAAGCACATTCGATAGGTTGAGAGGATTGAAAAGAGATATCCATCAACCGGCTGATTCTACATTTGGATATTAAACTTTATGGCAGACAAGGATAATACATTTTTAAACGCTGATAACATCTACATGGATGTTGAAGGTGAAGCTGGTAAAACTCTTGACCTTGAAATGACACAGCGTAGCAACCTTGTTGGTATTGTTAAATCTAGATTTAGTGTAGCTGAAGATGCTAGACGTTCAGATGAAACACGTTGGCTAAGAGCTTACGAAAACTACAGAGGACTTTACAACAAGTCTGTTAAGTTTAGAGACTCTGAAAAGTCTCGTATCTTTGTTAAGATTACTAAAACAAAAGTACTTGCTGCTTTTGGTCAATTAGTTGATGTAATTTTTGGTACAGGTAAGTTTCCAATTGGTATTGCTGAAACTAAAATACCAGAAGGTGAGTTAGCAAGTGCACACTTAGACACTCAAACAGGTGCACCCGGTATTGAAAGTACTATGGGTGGTGGTGAGTTACCAGATGATATTGGTAACAGAATAGAAAACCCATACGATATTGGGTATGAAGGCGATGGTAGAGTTTTAAAACCCGGAGCTACACTTCAAAAAGGAATCTTTGAAGAATCATTAGAAAGCCAAGTTGAAGACCAGTTAGTTGAAGGATTTAGTTCAAACCCACAAGCCTTAGAACTTTCTCCAGCACAAAGAGCTGCAAGGAGAATGGAAAAACTTATCCACGATCAAATTGATGAATCAAAAGGTTCATCAGAAATAAGAAATGCTCTTTTAGAATCTTCTCTACTTGGTACAGGGATTGTAAAAGGACCATTTAATTTTAATAAGAAACTTCATAAGTGGGATACGGATGAAGATGGTGAAAGAAGTTATAGCCCCTTAGAAGTTAGAGTACCTAGAATTGAGTTTGTTAGCTGTTGGGATTTTTATCCAGACCCTGCAGCTACTAGTATTGAAGAATGTGAATATGTAATTCACAGACACAAGCTAAACAAATCTCAACTTAGACAACTGCGTAACATGCCTTACTTTGATGAGGATGCTATACGTAATTGTATACAGATGGGAGCTAACTACGAAGAAAAAAGCTTTGAGTCACAATTAAAAGATGATGCAAGAGCTGACGAAGACTATCAAACAAACTTTGAAGTTTTTGAGTACTGGGGAATCATGGATGCAGAGTATGCACGTGAAGTTGGTATTGAAATAGATGATGACATTGATGATCTAGACGAAGTTCAAATCAATGCTTGGGTGTGTGGTGATAGTTTATTAAGAGCAGTGGTCAATCCATTTACTCCTTATAGAATACCTTACCACGCTTTCCCATACGAAAGAAACCCTTATAATTTCTTTGGTATTGGTGTAGCTGAGAACATGGATGATTCTCAACAGATTATGAACGGTCACGCAAGAATGGCTGTAGATAACCTAGCAATGGCTGGGTCTTTGGTGTTTGATGTAGATGAGTCTGCTTTAGTTGGTGGACAGTCTATGGAAATATATCCGGGTAAGATATTCAGAAGACAAGCTGGTATGCCCGGACAAGCTATACATGGTTTGAAGTTTCCTAACACAGCACCAGAAAACATGATGATGTTTGACAAGTTTAGACAACTTGCAGACGAACAAACAGGGATACCTAGTTACTCACACGGACAAACAGGTGTACAAAGTATGACAAGGACTGCTTCGGGTATGTCTATGTTACTCGGTGCATCAAGTTTAAATATTAAAACAGTTGTTAAAAATCTTGACGACTTTTTATTAAGACCTCTCGGTGAGGCTTTCTTCCAGTGGAACATGCAGTTCTTTGAAGGTGGTCTAGATGTCAAAGGTGATTTAGAAGTTAAAGCTACTGGAACAAATAGCTTGATGCAGAAAGAAGTACGAAGTCAAAGACTAACTACTTTCTTACAAACTGCACAAAATCCTGCTATTGCTCCATTTGTTAAAATTTCTAAACTTGTAAGTGAACTTGCCTACAGCTTAGATTTAGACCCTGATGAAATACTCAATGACCCTGAAGAAGCTGCAATTATGGCACAAATTATAGGTATGCAAAATGCTGGACAAACAACTAGCCCTGAAGCTCAAGGCGGTAACGGGCAACCAAATAATATGGGAAGCCTTGCAGGAACACCTGCACAACCTCAAGACCTTGGACCTACAGGCACTGGCGGTGGCAACATCGGAATCGGAAATGTTCCGGTTGCAGGGGAAGATCAATTCTCTGGTACGCCTAGAGCAGTTGCCGGAGCAGGTTAAAGAAGCAGTAAACAGAAAGGAAGAAACATGAGTGACGATATAAATAAAAAACACATTGAAAAAAAAATGAGTTTATTAGAAAAAATTTATTTTGATGATTCAGATAAATATACTAATAAAGAAAGAGCTGAAGCTGCACAAAAACATCGAACACTAGGAGAACTTATCGGAGACGATACAGTTTTAGTTGGTCCATCTAAAAAAACACCGATAGATAAGCCCGGTGCTAGAAGGGCTAAAAAACGAGGAACATTTGAAATGGGTGGATTATTAGAAGATGAAAGAGTAGGTTATGCTGAAGGAACACCTGAAGAAACAGAAAAAAAAGAATACCCACTATCTCATGTTGGTGAAAAAGAAACTACAATTAAAAAAGCTGTTAATGATATTAAATTACAAAAAGAGTTAATTGATCGCTATGATTTAGAACCAGATGGATTTTTAATGGAGTTAAAAAAGTATAGTGATAGAATAAATAAATTAACAGGTGGGCAAGTTAAACTTGACATGAACAATGATGATATGCTAGATGCTAAAGATTTTGAAATGTTAAGAGATAAAAATGCTGAAGGTGGAGACATAGATGGTCAAATGGCTATGCTAATGATACCAAAAGAACCTCAAGACGATATGATGCCTGAAGAGGAGATGCTTCCAGACGATGAGATGGAAGATGAATACTTAGATTTTATTTTAGATGAAGCATTAGATAGCGAAGAAGAAGACTATCTAATGTCACAGTTACAAGACAACGATAGACTTAGCGAAATATTCGATAAAGTCATAGACGTTGCACAAGAATTTGCTGGGTCTGGTCCTGTTGAAGGTCCGGGTTCAGGAGTCTCTGACAGCATACCCGCAAGGTTATCTGATGGAGAATTTGTCTTTACTGCTAAAGCTGTAGAAGAAATCGGAGCCGACAACTTAATGGCAATGATGAAAGATGCAGAAATGAAAGCAGATGAAAGACAGGGTTTAGCTGAAGGTGGACAACCTGAAGAAGAAGAGATTGTTGTAATGCCGGTTGAAGAACCTGCAAGTCAACAAGACATTCGTGTTACTAAAACAACCGTTGGTTCCGAAGCTTCACAGCAAGAAGTCAACGACTTAGTAGACGAAGAAGTCAAAAAGTCTATGCTTAGAGGGAGCAGAAACTTAGGCTAAACAAACTTAACGGTAGGGCTACCTTATGTCATAAGCACCCTATCATTTTTAAACCGAAAGGCTACCTTTACAAGACAAGCCCTGCACAGTCGACACACGCAGCTACCTTGTTAAATGAAAGCCCCCGTAGGAGAAGAATATGACTACTGAAGTACAAGAGGAAAATGCCAATCCTTACAACCAAAAAAAATCTTGGCACACGGATATAGATGAAAACTTTGAAGACTCTAACGGTCTTTACTTTGAAAAGCCAAAAGCTAAATCAAAAAAAGTAGAAGCTGTATCTGAAGAACCTGTAGAACAGGAAGCAACTAGGGATGAACCTTACAAGCGACCTGACTACAAGAAACGTTACGATGACTTGAAAAAGCATTATGACTCTAAACTAAATGAATTTAAGTCTAGAGAACAAGAGTTATTAGAAAAGGCTGCTGAAAACAGACCTCAGTATAAAGCTCCTAAATCTCCAGAAGAACTTGAAAAGTTTAGAGAAGAGTATCCTGATGTCTACGAAGTTGTAGAAACTGTTTCTCACCTTCAAGCTGAAGAGAAATCTAAGGACCTGAAAGAGAAACTTGAAAGACTGCAACAACGTGAGCAAGAATTAATTCGTAAAGATGCTGAAAAGCGATTGATGGATAAGCATCCTGACTTTGAAGATATTCGCAATAGTGATGATTTTCATGGTTGGGCTAAAGAGCAGCCTAAGTCTATCCAAGATTGGGTATACAACAATGCTGACGATGCTGATCTAGCTTCAAGAGCTTTAGATTTATTTAAACGTGATATTGGTATAGATACTGTACAGAAGAAGTCAAGTTCTAAAAAGTCCAGAAAGTCTGCTGCTGATATGGTCTCAACTAAAACAACAACGGTTGAACCACAACAACAGAAAGTTTGGACAGAAAAGGAGATTGCAGCTATGTCTATGGATGAATTTGACCGGCACGAAGCCGAGATAAGTGAAGCCATGCAACAAGGCAGAATTGCAAAATCATAACTATTAACTTTATAACTTAGGAGAATATCATGGCTCAATATTTTGAACCTGCAACTGATACCGATGCTAACTTTGCAAACTCCGTAAGTGGACAGGCTAATAGTTTCTTCCTACCTTCGATTTACTCTAAAAAGGTTTTAAACTTTTTTAGAAAGTCTTCGGTTGTAGAAGCTATTACTAACACCGACTATGCCGGTGAGATTTCTGCTTATGGAGACTCAGTTAAAATCATTAAAGAACCCGTAATCTCTGTTTCTGATTATACCAGAGGACAGGATACTACGCCAACAAAACTAACAGACCAAGAACTTACTTTGGTTGTTGATAGTGCTAAAGCTTTCAAATTCATCGTAGATGATATTGAAACTAAAATGTCACACGTCAACTTCAAAGAAGTAGCTTCTAGTTCTGCTGCTTATGCATTGAAAGATTCTTTTGATGCTGCTGTTATCGCTAACATGTTTAGTGGTTTGTCTGCTTCTTCACCTGACCACGTGTTAGGTGCTGATAATGCGACTGCTTTAGGTGCTAACGTATATGACGGTACTGGTTCTGTTGACATTGGTTTATCAAGTGAAACTGACCCTCTTAACCTTATGGCTAGAATGGCAAGACTACTTGACGAGCAAAACGTACCTGAAGAAGGTCGTTGGTTCGTTGCTGGTCCTGATTTCTACGAGCAACTAGGACAATCAAGTTCTAAACTGCTTTCTGTAGACTTCAACGCTGGTCAAGGTTCTATAAGAAACGGTCTAGTCTCAAGTGGAAAACTCAGAGGATTTGATATGTACAAATCTAACAATATCGCTGCGACTTCAAACGCAACTGGTAAAGTGTTAGCTGGACATATTTCATCTACTGCAACTGCTCAAACTATCATCTCAACTGAAGTCCTTCGTGACCCAAGTTCTTTCGGTGATATCGTTAGAGGATTGCATGTATATGGTTCTAAAGTCCTTAGAGACGAAGCACTAGTAGGTGCTTTCTACTTAATCGACTAATTGTTGAAACTCGGGGGAGTCTTCGGACTCCTCCACTTTTTAAAAGGAATTTATTATGCATTGTGGAACAAAAAGAATGAAAAAGAAAATGGGTGGACATTCTGATGTTGGTAATCAAATGGCTAGACGTGAAATAAAATATGGTGGTGCTATGTCTAGAGAAGGTCTAAAGAAAGGTGGACAACCTTCATACAAACACGGTGAGTGTCCTAAAGGTAAAGCCTGTTAATGAAAGTTCAAGCACCCAAAGGTTATCACTGGATGAAGTCCGGTAAGTCTTACAAATTAATGAAAGACCCTAAGACAGGTTATGCAGCTCATAAAGGAGCTAGTAAATCTGCAAACTTCCCAATTCAAAAGGTTCATAAAAAATAATGGCAACAACATACTTAGATTTAACTAACGAAGTTCTTAGAGAACTCAACGAGATACCTCTTACTTCTGCAAACTTTGCAAACGCTGTAGGACTTCAACAGTTTGTCAAGGATGCCATCAACAAGTCTATATTCGATATAGCAAATGAAGAACCCCAGTTACCATTTTTTGCAGTAGGCGAAAGTGGTGCAACTGACCCATTCTACGGAAACGTGACCGTAGCAACAACAGCAGGTACTAGGTGGTACGAACTAAAAGCTAGTAGCTCAAGTGTTGCAGATGATTACGGTTCCATAGACTGGGATGATTTTTATTTAACCACGATTAACGTCAGTGGTGAATCAGCTCCTTTTATCTCTAAAGGTTTAAAGTTTTTGAACTTAGCTGATTGGAAAAGATATTACAGAGATAATGAAAATGCAGACGATGCAAATACACAGGCATATGGTGAGCCTAAGTTTGTTATTAAATCACCTGATGCAAGGAAGTTTGGCTTAAGTCCAATACCTGATAAAGAGTACAACGTACACTTTTATGCGTTTGAAAAGCCTACAAAACTTGTAGCACACGGAGACACAGTTGTCTTTCCAGAACAATACACGAATGTCATAACTGCTAAAACAAGATATTATATTTGGCAGTTTAAAGAATCTCCACAACAAGCAGCTTTTGCTATGGATGATTATAAGAAAGCGATGAGGAATATGAAATCTAATTTGATTAATCCTACTCCTCGTGCAATGACAGACGACAGAAGATACTTTTAATTTATGGCACGTTCACAACCTTATACCGTTGCATGTACCGGTGGTTTAGTCACAGCTTCAAATCAAATTGACTTACTTAAAACCCCCGGAACTGCCACCGACCTTAGAAACTTTGAAGTCTCTATAGAAGGTGGATACAGACGTATCAATGGTTATACAAAATTAGGTGGTGAAAGTGCAACGATTCCTAGTGGTAGCACAGGAACAATACATGGGGTGATACCTTATGCTGATGGAGTTATTGCTGTTATTAACAACAATATTTATTTTAGCCAAGATGGAATTACATGGTTACAAATAAATAAATTATCTGCTGGTGGTGGTGATACTTATGCTACCTTTACAGGTAAAGCAGCTTCGGTAAGAACTGGGCAAGGTCAATGTACTTTTGCAATGTTTGAAGGTGCTGGTCAAGATTACGGTAGGATAATGATAGCCGATAATTCTACTAAAGACATTTTTGTTTTTAGAATGGAAGGCACTGGAGCTTTAAATACTAGGACATTTTTTACTTCAGAAGTAAGTCCTAACGGAGCTAATACTCCGGTACAATATATTACAGCACACGACCATCACTTAATTGCTGCTGGTGTAGAAGGCAACGAAACCACAGTCTACTACAGTGTACACAATAGTCCTGAAGACTTTACTGGTTCTGGAGCAGGTAGTATTACTATTACAGATAAGATTGTAGGAATTAAAGGATTCCGTGAAGACTTGTTTGTGTTTTGTGAAAATAGTATTCACAAACTTATAAACATTGATAACTCTCAAACAGTTGCCATTGTTTCAGTTGCTGAAAGTATTGGTTGTTTAAGTGGTTACAGTATTCAAGAGATAGGGGGTGACCTTATCTTCTTGGCACCAGACGGACTAAGAACCGTTGCTGGTACTGCAAGAATTGGAGACGTTGAGTTAGGAACTGTATCAAAACAAATACAACCTCTTATTACAACAATTGCACAAAACGTAGATAAATACACAATTTCAAGTGTAGTGCTTAGAGAAAAGTCTCAGTATAGATTATTTTATACTGATGCAACTGCAGCTAATGCATCACAAAGAGGAGTTATAGGAACATTAAGACCAAACGGATTTGAATGGTCTGAAACAAGAGGTATAGAAGTAACCGGAATAGGTTCGGGATTTAACGAAAGTGGTATTGAAGAATATTATCATGGTGATACTGATGGCTACGTGTATATACACGATTCAGGTAATACTTTTAATGGGACTAATATTCTTGCTCGATATGCCACACCCGACTACGATTACGGAGATTTAGGAACTTTAAAAACTTTACACTACGTTAGAGTTTCTATATCAGCAGAAGGTATTGTAAGTCCAGAGTTACAAGTCAGATACGACTTTAGTAATCCTGACACACCACAACCACCTTCTAATTTTTTATTTGGTACGGTTAATCCTCCTTCGGTATTTGGTGAAGCGGTGTTTAACATTAACGTATTTGGTGGTGCAGCAGCACCTATGGTACGTATACCCGTACAAGGCAGTGGGACAAGTAATAATTTTACAGTCATCACAGATGATAACAAAGCACCCTATAAAATAAATGGTTTTTATATAGATTTTATACCTTCAGGTAGGAGATAACAAAATGGCAATAACATATAACTGGAACGTATCCACAGTCGATACTTACCCAACACTAGACGACAATGTAGACGTTATTTATAACGTGCATTGGAGACTTAATGCAGAAGACGATGCAAATCAAGATGCAGATGGAAATAATTTAACTGCTTCAGTCTATGGAACACAATCGTTAGACACAGCAGACATTTCAAGCTTTATAGCTTTTGATAGTGTTGATGCTGCAACGGTACAAGGCTGGGTAGAAACTGCAATGGGTGAAGAAAAAATACAAACTTTAAAAGATAACCTTGATGCAAACATTGCAGAACAAATTAACCCTGCATCAGTTACAAAAAATTTAGTAGGCTAATAAAATAAAACACACGGAGATTAAATAATGGCAGGTTACATAAGACAGAGTTCCTTTGTTGATGGAGACACAATCACTGCTGCAATATTCAATAATGAATATAACCAACTCGTCAATGCTTTTAGCAACACAACAGGTCACGCACACGATGGCACATCAGCCGAAGGACCTGTTATAGGACTGATTGGTGATGCAGGAGAGACTTCTCCAAACAACAAAGTATTAATAGATACAACCAATAACTACATTGAGTTTTATGTTGAAGTATCTTCAGCACCTGTACAACAGCTATACATAGCCGATGGAGCTATTGTACCTGTTACAGACAGCGATGTTGACTTAGGAACTAGCTCATTATACTTTAAAGATACTTACACAGATACCGTTACTACAACTGGTAACGTGACTGTTGGTGGTAATCTTACAGTCACAGGTAACGCTACTATCTCCGGCAACCTTACTTTTGGTGATGCAGACACTGACAGCATTAACTTAGCTGCAGAGATTGATTCAGACATTATACCAAACACAGATGGTACTTACGATTTAGGTAGTGCTACCAAAGAATGGCAAGACCTCTATATAGATGGTACTGCTAACATTGACAGCTTAGTAGCTGATACAGCAGACATTGATGGAGGTACCATTGACGGTGCTACCATAGCAACGTCTGACATAACTGTAGGAGCTTCAAAAACTTTAGATGTCTCTGCAGGTACTCTAACACTTGCTGATAATCAAATCAGTGGTGACAAGGTTGAAGGTGGCACAATAGCTGCAACAACCATAACAGATTTAACCTTTGGTAGCCTTAACGATGGCACCATAACTGTTACAGCTTTTGTAGACGAAGACGATATGACATCTGACTCTGCAACGCTTATACCGACACAGCAATCTGTAAAGGCTTATGTAGACTCTCAGGTGACCGCACAGGACTTAGATTTTCAAGGAGATACCGGAGGTGCACTTTCAATTGACCTCGACTCAGAGACTCTCACAATCGCTGGTGGAACAGGTTTAGATACAGTAGGTTCAGGTAACACTGTAACAGTTGCAATAGACTCTACAGTTGCTACACTGACAGATACACAGACTTTAACAAATAAAACACTTACAAGCCCTGTAATCAATACAGGCGTATCAGGTACAGGAGTACTTGATGATGATACCTTTGCTACAGCTACAGCAACAACTTTAGCGACTTCAGAGTCTATTAAAGCTTATGTAGATACTACCGTTGCTGCAACTAATGAAGTTGTTGAAGATACAACTCCTCAACTTGGTGGAGATTTAGACTTAAACTCTAATGACATTACAGGTACAGGTAATATTAATAATACTGGTACGATTACTACTGATGGTTTGACTGTTGATGGTGTTGCAAAAGTGCTTGGAGCAGCATCAAACACCATTGTAATTGCGGATGCTACTGAGACAAACGGGTATCAGTTAAAGGCTAATGCAAGTGCATCTTCTGACTTTGGCTTTATAATAGAAGACCTTGCAGGTAAAGATTTATTAAAAATAGAATCTAACAACGACATTTCCTTCTACGAGGATACAGGCACAACTGCTAAGTTATTTTGGGATGCAAGTACTGAGAATTTGGGTATCGGTACAACTGGTGCTGTAACTAAAAAACTTGAATTAGTATCAGATACTTCAGAAACAGCACAGCTTATTGTGTCCTCAGATACAGGAACATCAGCTTTATATTTCGGAAGTACATCGGATACAATTAAAGGTGGTATTCGCCTAGACAATTCAGATAACAGTTTACAATTGACTGGATATAACAATACAGAACGCCTAAGAATAGACTCATCAGGCAAAGTAGGCATTAATGTTAGCAGCCCAAGCAGAAGGTTTGAAGTAAACTCTGGTGGAGAACAAGTTACATCAGTTTTTAGTAGCAATAGTACTACTGCTGCTAGACTTTCTTTGAAAGATGCAAATACCACAGGCGATTCTACAGTTAATATAGGTGCAGCTGGAGACGATTTTGTAGTATATGCTGGGGCATCACAAAGACTAAGGGTTGATAGCTCTGGAAACGTGGGTATTGGTACTGCTAGTCCTGCTGAAATATTACATGTTTCAGATACAAGTACTGCTGGTGCTGTAGGTTTAAGAGCTGAAAACTCAGAAGGACATGTTAATTTTACAACAAATGGTGGTGGCTTTCAGTTTGAAACAGGTGCTTCAGGAGTAGTATCAGTCATAGACTCATCAGGAAATGTTGGAATTGGAACTGCTAGTCCTACATTTAAATTAGAGGTTGAAGGAACTGGAGATTTAGTAAAATTTGCAGGAGCAAATGCACAGCTAACAATAGATAACTCAACAACCAATGAAATAAATATTGATGCAGCAGGAGCTAACGATAAACTTGTCTTCTCTACTGTTGGCAGCGAAAGACTTCGCATTGATAGCTCTGGAAATGTTGGAATTGGTACTTCTTCACCAACTGAACTGGTCGAAATTTCAGCTAATGCTCTGCATCGACTTTTAATTACTGCAACAGATACTACCATGACAAATGGTGCTGATTATGGCGGTATTGGGTGGGAAACAAACGATGCCTCACAAACTGGTCTTACTACATGGGAAATATTCCAAGAAGCTGCTGGAACAACTGGAGAGGTTGATTTAGTTTTTGATTATAAAGGCACTGAGGCGGTTAGGTTAGACACATCAGGCAACGTTGGAATTGGTACTGCTTCGCCTACAACTCAACTTACAGCAAGTCAATCAGCTAACATTAGTCAAGTAGCAATAACCTCAAGTTCTAATGCAGTAGCTTGGAATGCTACAGCAGCAGCCAACGCCTACTACGCAACCACAGAGAACACAACATTCTCAGCACCAAGTAACGCTGTAGAAGGTGCTATAATCTCTGTAGAAATTGCACAAGGCGGTACACCTTATACAGTGGCTTGGAACACAGTGTTTGAATTTGCAGCATCGACTGCACCTACTGTGACTGCCACAGCTAACAAGACTGATATATTCTCGTTTAGATATAACGGTTCAGTCTGGCAAGAAATTGGTAGAACACAAAACATGGCACAAACTTAATAATCTATGGAAGTATTACAACGCACAGCTAATCGTGGAAGTATCGCTACTGATACTGGGTATGATATTGAATATTCAAATAAATTTGAATCAGATAATAGCGAAGCAATTACAAGAAACTATGATGCAAGTACAGGTGCAAATTGTATAGCAAATAATAGTACAACTAATGCTAAAAAATTCACTGTTTCATACTGGGTTAAGAAAACTGAACTACTAGCAAGTGGACAAAATATACCTTGGATAGCAATAGCTGGTGGGAATGCAACAGTTGTAAAATTTCAAGATGAAAAGTTTGCTGCTTATGATGATTCTGCAGGTTGGAGTTTGGCAACAAATGCACTTTTTAGAGACACTTCGGCTTGGTATCATTTAGTATGTGCAGTAGATACAACACAAAGCACAGCATCTGATAGAGTTAATTTATATGTTAATGGAGTTTTACAAACATCTTTTTCAACAGAAAACTATGGTACTCAAAATAATGATAATCAACTTTGGAAAGTTAATACATCTCATACAATAGGTAATCAGGCTTATTTTAAAGGTGGGTATATCGCAGAATTACATTGTATAGATGGAACTCAATATGCTGCATCAGACTTTGGTGAATATGATGATGATAGCGGTATTTGGATTCCTAAAGAAGCTGATGTTACATATGGAGACCAAGGATATTATTTAAATTGGTCTGATTTTGGTAGTGCTAATAGTAATGCAAATAATACTGGAGTAGGAAAAGACTTTAGTGGTAATACTAATCCTTTTGTCAATTTAGATAATTGGTCATCAGCAGATATTGCAACTGACACACCTACTAATAATGGCTGTACTCTTAATGTTTTAGCATCTTTAGAAGGAAGCAACGACATAACAGAAGGAGCTTTAGTAAGCACTGGTAAGGCTGGTGGTGGTGGAAACTTTAACGGAACTTATGGAACAATCGGAATTGACCCATTTAACTCTACTGTAGATTGGTATTGGGAGATTGAAACATCTATTGGAACTAGTGGTTCTGATACTGATATTGGTATAGGTTGGATAAAAGAATCAAGAATTACAAGTGGCTCAACTGCTTACAATAATGTTTATGCAGATGGTATTTCAAGATATTCTTCACAAACAGCAAATGCTGCTGGAGATATTTGGGGTGTACTTTTAGAAACAGGGACAACACCAGTTATGAAACTTTATCGTAATGATGGTTTAATTTATACCGCAACTCACGGAAGTGGTGGTGTTAGTTTTGATACTTTAATGTTTCCTTATATAACAGTAAAAGGAACAAGTGTAGATGCACGATTAAATTTTTTAAATCCAGCATCTAGTTTTTCAATAGCCTCAGGAAATACAGACCCCAATGGCTATGGTAATTTTGAGTTTGATACAAAAGGTGGTTACGCCTTATGCACTAAAAACTTAGCGGAGTACGGATAATGGCTTATACAACGATAGACGACCCATCTGCATATTTTCAGGCTAAAGGTTATGCTGGTAATAGCGTTGATAATACAGCAATAACCAACGATGGTAATAGTAATTTACAACCTGATTTAATTTGGTTTGCAAGATATGATACACCAGGCGATAAATTTCTTTTAAATTCTAGTAGAGGTGTTACAAAATTTTTAATAAGTAGCGGCACTGATGCTGAAGGAACTTCTACATCTATAGTTAAATCTTTTGATACAAATGGTTTTTCTGTAGGAACTAACAGTAATTCAAATTCTAGTAGTTCAAACTATGTAGCATGGCAATGGAAAGCCAATGGTGGTACGACCTCAAGCAATACGGATGGTTCTATAACTTCTACAGTTCAAGCCAATCAAGATGCAGGGTTTAGCATTGTTACTTATACAACAGCAGGTTCAACAGCAACAATTGGACATGGTCTTGGTGCAAAACCTGATGTAATTTTG